GGAGTAGCCATCCGGCGTGTCCGGCCGCCCGAGCCTACCCCAGAATGCGGCCTTCTCTTCCGGCGGTGTCGCCTCGTTCGGAATGATGATCCCGCGGCCAGCTTTGTCAGCGCCGAGCAGCCGCTCGAGTTCCGCGTAGGACTTCACCGCGGCAGCCTCGCTGTCCCATCCCTTGTTGAGCGCAATCGGCTTCAGGTCATCCGGTAACCGATCGGTCCACGCTGTGGCCGGTGCGCCTTCACCAGCACCAGCGCCGCCCGAACCTCCATCACCTGCCCCCGGTGCTCCGGGGTTGCCCGCGCCTGCGGACCCTTCATCTGGTGGCATCGTCGTTCTCCTTCAGGTTTCTATCGGAAGTGCGCGTACATGTGCGCGACAGCAGGATCGGCCGCAGCGTCGCCGCCAATCATCGTGACCGCGAGGAATATGTCGGCCTTCGCGCCCGCTGCCAGAGCGATCCAGCCGCTGTCGATTACTCCCGTGTTCGTGAGCGACGCCACAACGGCGGAAGTCCCGATGTCCACGTAGTCACCAACAGTCGTGGAAAAAGACGTGTGGTACTTCAAAATCAACCGAGGGGTGTTCGCCGACGCGGACCCGGTAGTGACACGCGCAATGAGCCGGCACTGCGTGTAACCCGTCAGGTCTATTTTGGTTATGTTTCGGTTTGCATTGTTGAAGAACTGCTCCGCTGTGGCCTGATCAGTCAGGTTGACCGCAGTCGCTGCGTTCGCCTGGAAGACCACGACCGTCGCCAGTGTCGTGACAGGAACGTACACGCCAGAGTGAGCGTGGTTACCCGCAGCTGCTTGGTTCGCTCCTGCGCCTATCGTGTGGTGCAGGCTCGACGCCCCGGCGTCGGTGTCCGGCGACTCGTGCGTATTCGCCTGCGCGAGCTTGTTACCGTTAGTTGTCCCGGCGTGCGTGTGAGCGAGCGCCGGGTAGTCAGACGCATGGTTATGCCCGAGTGCGGAATACGCTGCATCAGCTTCGGCGGGCGTCAGGTAGCCGGGGTGCGCGTCCCCCGCCGCCTCGTGCGCCGCCACCGCTGACGCGCCCGAGTCGCGCTCGATGTCCCGAACAACCTGCTCCGTTGCAGCCGATGCTGCTCGCCTCTTCTCCCGAGTGGAGCGAGGCACCACCATCAGCCAGGCTCATCATCCGCGCGACTCTGGTACATCCGCTGCAGACCTATTAGGTCCGCATCACTCGTATCCAGATGCTCGCCGAACCGGCGGAACACCTCGAGGCGACCGATCGAGAGCAGCGTAGCGTGCGTGTCTATACCGTTCGGCCCGGTAACCGCGGGCGACTCGAGCACACGGCAGAACTCGCCCAGGTCCAGCATGACGACCTGAGCGTCGGGCGTGAGCTTCCCGTCGTTGTCGAGGAACAGGCGCCGGTATGCGTTGCGACGCTGCTGGATGCGTTCGTACTGGTTCATCAGTGATACAGCGGAACCGCCGGCACCCCCTGCGACCCGAGTTGTTGCGTCTCCGCGAGCGTCTTGGCGGTCTGCGCGGCTATCGGAGCGGCAGCGAGCATGTTCTGCAGTTGTACCTGTTGAGCGTCGTCCTTGAGAATTTCATCGACCTCTTCCGGCGTCCTGATGATCTTCGACGGAACGCCCTGAATTTCGGCGAGCATTCGGACTGCCTCGTGCATGTCAACGACCTTCGTAACGGATGGATCGACCTGAGCGAACACGCCAAGAGTCTCTGCGGTTCGCAGGATTGCAACGCCCTCCTCCGAGCGCTGGAGCCGGTTCAACGGCGATACGTACTCGATCTCAATCGTCCCGCCCGCCTCGATCAACTCTCGCGGTATCGGTGGAATCAGACCGGCATGACCACACAGATCGATATCGCGCTCGATCTGCGGTCCGAGTAATTCGGACTGCTGCCGACCCATCGTCGGCGCGATCAGCGCCCCCTTCTCCTGAGCCCTGAGCAGCGCCTCGGTCGCGGTGATCTGCGGAGAATCGACGAGGATCTGGAACAGCGTCACTAGGAAGTGGTCGTTGATCAGTTTCCGCTTACCATCGGTAATCTCGATGCCGAGGCCAATGTCGCCCTTGATCTCGGCCTGCATCGCCAGCGGCCGACCTTCCGCGGTCATGCCGCCGTAGTTCATCGCGTTAGGTCGCGACGCGAACGCCTGCAGCGAGTCCTTGTGCAGCAGCCACGGCGGATCAACCTTCTTGTGCGCGGCGCGCAGGATGGTCTTCTCCATCTCGTTCAGCATCTTGATATCGGGCAGCGCGAGCATCGCTGGCGAGCGGCCGTAGCTCTCGCCAGGCGCCGTGATCCCGCGACCGATCGAGTACGGCATCGTTCGGTAGCCGCCCTCGTCAACGGTCGCCTTCTCATCGACGCACACGTAGTAGCTCGAGTACTTCATCCCGCGGTATGACCGATCGCGCGGGTTTGCCTCCTCGTTCGGCTTCACGCAATGCAGGAACGTGAACAGCTTCGGATCGCCCTCGTCGCCAGCCTTGACGACCTTCTCTGGGAGCGGACCCTGCGTGAACTTCTGCTGCGCCTGCTGCCCGGTGTACAGGAACTCGCGGTGCACCGTGTCGTGCATACCGTACTGGTCCTCCGCGAACCACGTGTCTGCGAACGCGCACGCCGTGTAGCGAATCCCGCGTCCGAGCATGTCGTTCGACATCGAGACACCAGTCCCGAACGCTCCGATCGACATGTACGCCTCGTGCATGTGGCTCGCGTAGTTCGAGCGCGACGCGTACCGGACCTGAAACAGCAACTTCGTGAGCGCCTCAAGGAACCGCGCCACGGCCGGCCGAGCGTTCAGCTTTTCGTCACGGACCCTGAGCCGGTGCCACTGCGCGGTGCGCGGCGTGAGATACGACTCCATCGCCGCACCGTACCGCGACAGCGCGAGCGCGGCCGTCGAGTCGAACATCTTCTCGGTGCGCTTCTCGCCCTGCGTGCCAGGCTTGTGCGTGAACGTCGCATGGTCCGGCCACACCCGCTCGGCGATCTCCTGGCAATGAGAATCGAGGACAGACCTGTCAGCCTTCAACCGACCGTGACGCTTGATCAGATCCTCGGCGCGATCGTCCATCACCGAGCCCCCATCTTGCCAAACCCACCCATCCCGCCGATTGCGCCAGAGCGGGATGCTAACTCGACCTGCGTCGTCGTGATGGTGACCTCGATATCAACGTGCACCAGCGTCCCGGTCGCGCGGACCGTGTACGGACCGTGCGTGCCGAGGACGGTGTGCGTGACATCGATGTCGCCGGTGTCTGGATCGAGCACGGCCCATACCGGCAGATCATCCTCTTCGGTCCAATCCCATGACGTCAGCGACTCGGATACCTGCTGTCCAACGTGCAGCGTCACCACCGAGCCAAGGTTGCCGGATTCGTTGATTACGCCGGAACCGATCCGCAATGGCTCATCGGCAGCGCGCACGAATGTCTGTAAAGCGTATGTCGACCACCCCTCGCCGTCGTTGTTGTTGATCGAGGCGAGCAAAGTGAACACCGGACCCGCCGCCTCGACAGCGGACACGGCGCCGTTATCGCGCACGGACGCATCACTGATGGGCAGCGCAGTATTCGCACCGCCCACGTCACCGATCAGCGTTTTATAACGGACCTGAGATCCGACATCGATGTCAGGCGTGCCGGAAATTCGGATACAGTTCGGTGACGGTGGGTTTACCGGCGGGGTCTCGGTGATTACCGCATACGCCACCTTCGTCGTGCCGCCGTTCCCGACTGCCGGGATCATAGCAATAGAAAAGTTGTCGTCGCTTGTGTCTGGAATGTTGTTTGATAGAACAACCGGATAACTGACGCCATACAGCAGAGTGCCGATTGTCGGTGTGAACGTCGTTGTCGTAGGCGTCGCCGAAACGATGGTCTGCGCCACACCACCGATAGTCAGCGAGGTCGGGTCGATCCCGCCCACCTCGTGGTTCGTGCCGGTCAGTACCGCGTTCGTGCCCTCGATCAGTGTGGCGATGCTGCACGATGCAATCGTCGGCCGCTCAAAGTCTGAATAAGGCGGGTTGATCGGAGCCGCCGCTAAATTCACGCCAGTCGCAGGAGCACCGCCGCTCGATGTGGCAACCATATCCGCCGAGCCGATCAAGTCGGCCAGGTCATCGACATCAGACAGCCGCCAGAAATGTAGTGCGGCCCCCTCCCAAATAGCGCCAGAGTCTGCGTTGATCGTGCGAGGGTCTGGAATCGACTCGGTGTCATCGAGTCCTAGTCTCGCCTTTAGTGCGAGCACATCGGCATTTGACAGTCCGGCAATGTTCCAAATGGACACGCCGGCAATCCTTACGTCGGTGTTGGCTCCGACGTTGGTAGGTCTGCCGCCGATGCGAATGTAATCGAACGCCTGGTCCTGCACACGCGATGTCGTGCCAGTCGCTCCGAACGCGCCGTCGTTCGCGCCGGCTCTGGACGTGGACGAAACGAACTTGGCCGAGATTGCGTGCCATGCTTCCACAGACTTGTCGGCATCGTCCGATGTCGCCGTGCTGTTCGTCGTCCCGTCAGCTTCGCGAGCTTGGCCGAGCCCGGACACGTTCACGTTAAGCCCGCGATAGCGCACGTCAGAACCGCTAGCTTTACCTGCCGTACATACCCCAACGTTCCGATGCGTGCTTGCCCAAATCCAAGCGTGGAACAGGAGTACGCCAGTATCCAGTCCGCTCGTGAGCGAAGCAGATAGGTAACCTGGGTTGCTGCAAACGACACTCACGGATCAGGCCAGTATGGGTGTGGCTCGGGATGCGTCAACGGCGGGTTTACAGTGGTATCGGTACCAGGGCCGCTAAAGAAATCGCCATCGCGGTCCGACACATTGTCGATGATTCGAGCGGTAACTGCATCGCGCACACCTCCAACAGTGGCGCCAGCATGCCCAAGCACGTAATCCTCCGCGGATTCCGCCGTCATGAGGTCAGCGGAAGGAATCGAGAACGAACCCGTGGTCTCCTCATGCACCGTCGAACTGTAGAGGCTATTTGCGCCGCCTTGAATCAGACCCCACAAACCATCACTCGCATCACTGTCCTCCCCCACATTGCCGGACTGATACACGCCAGCGGCACTAGTGGGGCCGAGCTCATGCCCGGTGGTCGGGCGGTAAATTTCATTCCGTTTGCTTTGCGGTCCCTTGCGGTACAGGTTATTCACGAGATTGACTTTGCGGACCGTGCCGCTTGGAGCGTTCCAGTTGTTGTAGAGCACGTTGTTCACCACATCGATGTACTCAGGACGCACCATCCTAGGAACCCGGTCGCGATTGGTTGTTATGAGGTTGCGGTACAAAGTGATCCGCCGCGGAGTCACTATCTCCAAGTCGTCCTGCACCCCGTCGTTATCTCGATCACCTAGCCCGTGAGCCACCCAATCGCTGTCCTGCTGCGCGATGTTCATCCCCATCGCGTGACCGTTAGCAGCACTACCATCAGCATTGAAGGTAACGCCTTCTGGGTGCCGCGACAGCTTGAGCCCCTCACCGATGACGCAGTCAACGATCGTTATATCGTGGCAGTTGCTCAGGAACGACGGTCCGCCGATGTCCGGCCCCCAGATCATGTCGCAGTGGTCGAGATAGATGTTGTACACATCGCGCGGATCGCCGACCACCGGATATGTGAACGTGCTGGCTCCCGTCACAGTGATTCTAGCGGGGACGTTATATTCGGTTTGATTGGCCCCGGAGATCGTCACATCCTGGCCGGTAGACCACCCGTGAGCACTCCCCGTAGTAACCGTCGCCACGTTCGCTGCTCTGGTAATGCTGCTGACAGCCTTGGAGCCGGGGTTTGCAACGATCGTCCCGGTCGCCGGCGACGCCGGCAAACTTTGGCGCGTCCCGTTGCACGAGAGCGCATCACGTTCATCGGCAGTGTTTCTGTCCTGGCCGGCGTCGTTTTCGTCGTTGTCGTCGTCGTTTTCTTCGTCACCCGGACGCATGGCGAGGTTGCGAATGATGATGTTGTGCTCGTCCACAATCTTCAGCATCCCGCGCTTCACGACGAGCAAGTGACCTGCGCCAGAAAGTCCGTCGTATGTCAGATCGGACTTAACGTCGATGTCCCGATCAAGATCCACGGTTCCCGACAGTGTCGGCGTCACAATCCGCGCGTGAGCGTACTCCAGCGCATAGCGCAGCGAACCGGGATCGTCATCATCATCCAATCGGTTGACTTCAATGGCGACGCCACCAAACCCTCCGGTCGTGTCCGCGCCATAGCCGTACATCACCGCAGGAGCCTCCACGGTAGCCACAGTCCATGTTCCAGACTGCCCGTGAGCCGTCCACGCGACCGTCACAGCGGTTCCATACGACTCGCTGGTCAGTTTGCGTAACTGAACCTTGTGGCCCTGCGTCGAGAGGTTGCTAACTCCAGACACCGCCACGGTAGAGATCGGCTCATCATCGATCGGATCTATGACGACGTTGGGCACCTTGTTACCCACAACGCTCAACAGGTCCGATCGCCAGCCGGTGTTTACATCCTCGCCGACCCAATTTCCGCCAGGCAGGCGGACGCGGAACTCATCCCCGCCCGCGTAAAAATCGAACGGCGATATATCCGCCCATCGCCCTGGTTGTGAGTGCAACAACCCGTCCGCCGCCAGCGCCACCCCGTAGGTGTTCGCATCGCATACAGGAGCAGCACACATCAGTCAGCGCCCACCCACCGCGACCAAGCGGTGTTGACGATGATTGCAATGAGCCCGCCGAGCGACGTGGCAAGCAGCGTAGACATGGAAATATGCCCGATCTCGACGAGCCCCTGCACGAACACATTCCCCGAGAGAACGCCGATCCCGCCACTCGCAGCGCGGTGGCTCCATGACGCGCCGCCTGACGGCACGACGTCCATCAGGTGTTCGTGATAACCGAGACTTTCATCCCCACGCCAGGTGGGACCACGAAGAAACGGTCAGCGTTGGCCGGCATCCGCATGTTCGTCACCGCGGCATCGGTGCCAGCGATGCTGAACCGATAGCTGCACACGGCATCCGCGTGGAGTTGCACGTACTTGGTGCGTGCGTGGAACGCTTCCGATGCGACCGCGACCCCGATGGTCAACTTCTGCGTCGCGAGCGATACCTGCAGCGGCGCCTGGATCGCCTGCCCGTTCGCGGCTGTACCCATCGCCTCGAACTCTTCGATGTACAGAGACGCCATCGGTCACACCCCCGCAAGTTGCTGTTTGCCGACCGGCGATGAACCCACCCCGGTAGGCGACGTGTAGAGACCTGCAGCGCGACCACGGCGCCGCCGAGCACGGTCCAGAGCGGACTGCTTGTCGCGCGCGTCGTCGATGGTGGGCGGTGGAGGGGGCGCTTCTGGCATGCCAGGCGTCTCGCCGAACCCGAGCATGTCGCCGAAAGCCGAGAGCGGCGCCAGTGACGCCTTGGCGAGTTTCTTCGCTGGACCCATCGGGAACCTCCGTCAGACAGCCGTCAGAGCGGTCCTACGGAACCGGAGACTACCCGAACATGCTGTAGTCCGACAAGGCCACCGTCTGGCGGGGTCCGAGTTGCGCCGCGCCAGGGAGCATCCCAGACGGTATGTGACGGCGACCGAGCGCCAGGTAGCGCATCGAGTCCGCATAGTCGGACGCCCAATCGTGGACAGGTTCATCGCGGAACGTCTTGCGGAGTTCGTCCCACTCACGGTGGTATTCCCGCATCCCATCGATCCCGCGCGCCATGCGGTCGTTCGCAGCCTGCTGCGCGTCCTCGAGGTTCTTGGCCTCGGCGATCTCGTGCGGCCAGGGAGCCGGCGTCTTGTTGAACTCGATGTCCTGCAGCAGCGTCCGAACAGCCGCGATGCCCATCTCGCGCGATCCTCGCTGGTCGACCGACAGAACGTAGGGCTTTAGCCCGTACTTCTGCGCCTGCTCCGGCCGGCTGCTCTCGTTGCCCCACTCGTGGATCCCGCCGTCCGGCGGCCAGATGTTGAACGGCATCACCCACCCGCGAGACAGGATCGCCCGAGCGTAGTAGTCGAGACCGACACCCGAGCCCGACAGGACATCGATGATCCGGATCCGGCCGTTCTCGAGGACCTGGAAAAACCACACGACCGTCTGGTCGCCCTTGCCAATGTCCCACGCCGAGAACACCGGCAGGCCAGGCACGAACGGATAGTCGCCCACCCGGCCAGCCTTCTCGAGGCGGTCCATGAGCGCACCGTAGTACGAGCCAGGGATCGCAGCGTTCCAGTCGCAGTACCACTCCTGCGCGATCAGCGCGTCGGCCTCGGCATACCCACGCTCGGCCCGGAGCTCGCGCCGCTCGGTGTCGATGATGTCCATCGAGACGGCGCCGGTCTGCTCAACGGTCAGGTGCTGCGTGTGCCAGGTCGGATCGTTCTTCGCGTACTCGTACATCCGAAAAAAGTGATTCCTACCCCGTGGCGTGCTGATAAACATCGCCCACCCGCCGTTTTCCGCGAGGATCGGCCGGATAAACGCCCATGCGTTCGGATCAGCCTGAGAGTACTCGGAGAACACCACGCCGACCGGCGGCGAACCGATCGCAGCGCCGAAGTTATCCGACCCCAGAACCTGCCACGTCGAGGCGTTGTGGAACTGCAGGAACATGTCCTGAGACCGGGTCGATGCGCGCAGCCCATCAGGAAACGCGTCGTCGATCCGCGTCCGGCCGGTGTTCGGATTCACCGCATCCCAGATCGCCTTACGCGCCTGGTTCGCCTTCGGCAGCATGTGCCAGTACGTGCCGACACGCCGATGTGCACCGACAGCAGCAGCCGCGAGCGCGAACTCGTCCTTTCCCGCGCGACGGTGCCAAGGCTCGCAGAACCGCGTTACGCCACGTTCGAACGCGAGCCACGCCTCGAGCTGGTAGTGCCGCGGCTCCCACCCGCGGGCAGGAAGCTGGATCCGGAGTTCACGTGGCATCGGCAGGCGGCCCGAACTGCCGAACCTCCACGATCACCGTGGTGGGCGCCTTCTCCGAGTCCTTGGTCCACGACTCCGGCGCCCGGTTCTCCAGCCAGTACTTCGACGCGGGCAGGTTCCCAGGCTTCGACGCCATGTCGAATACCGCCTTCGCGACCTGAGCGTGAGCACGCACCGTCGCCACCTCGATCTCGCGCGAGTAGTGCTCGCGGATCTGACCCGGCCGCAGGTCGAGCTCGATGGCGATCGCCTCCACAGTGAGCCCGAGCGCCGTCATCGCCTCGACCTTGCCAGCCACGAGCTCGTCACGCTTGTGCGGCAGGACGTGACCAGTCAGCGGATCGCGGCCAGCGTCGCCGACTGGCTCGCCCGTTGGAGGGACGAATCGCTCGGTCGTCACGGCGCAGTCCTCGCGCTTGCCAACACTGCGAGCAGCGCAGTCCGCATATCCGCAACCCGTCCGCTCTGGCCCGGTTCATTCACTCGGTTGACCGCCTCGCCCGGATCAGTCGATAGCTTGTACAGCCCCACAGGTTGCTCCGAAGCGTTGCAAACCAGCTTCCAATCGCCCGATCGGTACGCGAAGTGATTCCCGCTGATCCCGCCCGGATGGAGTTTGTCTGGCGAGTCAGCCTCGAACACCATGGAGTCGCGGACAGAGGAAGCCTCGCCCAACAGGATCGGCATCAGGCTCACACTGTCGCGACCCTGACTTGATTCCGTGTTGGTCAGATCCTCGAGCGTGGCGTACAGGTCATGCACGCCAACCAGCGCGTTGCTGACACCCGAGAGACGATCGCCCCAGCGCATGATCAGCGGGACTCGATGCCCGCCCTCGTAGATCGTCGCCTTGTATCCGCGCCAGTTGCCGTTAGGTTTGTGCCCGTACTGTCCGGGCTCGCCGTTATTCGCCGCGCCGTTGTCGCTGCTTACGATGATGATCGTGTCATCAGCGATGCCCTGCGCCTCCAACTCGCGAACGACGTAATCGACCGTAGCGTCGAGCTCGATCAATCTGTCAGCGCGCGGCGTCATGCCGGACTGTCCTGCGACCAAGCGATCCCCGATGGCAACAGGCGGCTTGTGCGGAACGTGTACAGATGTTGCGCTCACGTGCAGGAAAAACGGTTGCTCTGCCGAGCGGATGAATGCGGCAGCCTCGTCAACCAGCGTCTGCCCAGTTTCGCGAGTGTTCCACTCAGGAAGGCCGATCCCTGCCGTACCGATCTCCGTATCGCCGTAGTTGCCCTTATGCCATGTGATCCAGTCATCGGGATTCCCGACCAACTGACCATCACGGAAATACGCATACGGCGGTTGCTGAATTCCACCGACCAGCACGAGCGACGAGTCGATCCCATGAGCAGATGGACCGTCGATCAGCCCTCGCGACAAATCAACGCGATCGTCTGCCGTGCTCAACTTCGCGAACGAATTCCCCCCGCGGATATACACCCGCGAGCCAAGGTGCCACTTGCCCACGAATCCGGTTGTATACCCAGCATGGCGCAGCATGTCACCGAGCGTCTCTTGGCCAGGCAGCATCTGAGATCCCGCAACGTGGTTCCACACGCCCCACGGCTTCCTGCCGCGCCACTGGTAATTCCCCGTCATGATGCTGTAGCGCGACGGGGCGCACTTCGACGCGGTTACGTGCGCGTCTGTGAATCGCAGCCCTTCGGCTGCAAGCCGTTCGATAGCTGGCAACTCCACCTTGCCGGCAGGATTGTTCGGCCTTACGTCGCCCCAGCCAACATCATCGCCAAGGATCAGCACGACGTTCGGTGCGGCTGCGAGGCCGCACGGCGTCGCGAACAGCAGAACGCACACCACGAGACAACGCATCATCAGATCAGCCACGAACCACCTCCGCACTCAGACCAGACCACCGCTCCCACCGCTCCACGATAACCGTCGCATACGCCGGATCGAGCTCCACCAGCCGAGCACGCATCCCGAGCCGGTCAGCCGCAATCAGCGTCGAACCCGAGCCGCCGAACGGATCTAGCACCGTGTCGCCCGCCCGTGCGTTGTGACGCAGCATGCGCTCGACCAGCGCAACGGGCTTCATCGTCGGATGATACTCGGAGCGCTTCGGCCGCGGCTCGCGCATCACGGACGGCACAAGTTCCTCGACAACAGCGGCGCCATCGATGATGAGCACACGGTCCCCAAGCGTGACCTGCCATCGCCCGTCCTCCATGCGCTGGAACGGTGAGCCCTCGCCGAGATCCATGACCGTCGTCTGCTTGCGCCCGCCATACCAGCGGTGCCGAGCGCCAGGCTTCCACCCGTACAGGATGGGCTCGTGCTGCCACTGGTAGTCCGAACGACCGAGTACCAGCGCGTCCTTGCGCCAGACGATACACCCCGACAGCTTGAATCCCGCGAGTTCGAACGCCACCCGGAACTGCAGCCCACCCGTGTCGGCATGCGCCACGTACACCGCACCGCCAGGCTGCAGCCACTGGTGCATCGCGCGGAACGACGCCTCGAGGAACGCACCGAAGTCCACGTTCGCCATCGCGTCGTTCAGGATCGTCCCGGCCTTGCCCGAGTACGCCACGTTGTACGGCGGATCGGTCCAGATCATGTGAGCCTGCGCCGAGCCGAGCACCTCCTCGAGCACGAGCGGGTCGGTGGCGTCGCCCACGATCAGCCGGTGAGGACCGAGCGCCCAGACCTCGCCGACCGCACACCGGACGTGCCCGAGCGGAGGCGCATCGTCCGGATCCCGCTCGTCGGTAGGCTTCGTGAGCGCACCGATCTCGTCCAGCGTGAACCCAGCCAGCGACAGGTCGAACCCATCGGTCCGCAGCGCCTGGAGCTCGAGCACGAGCATGTCCATGTTCCAGCCGGCATCGAGCGCGATCCGATTGTCCGCCAGCACCAGAGCCCGCTGCTGCGCCGGCGTGAGCCCGACCAGTTGATCGTCGGGACCTGCTCGAGCTTCAGCCGCGTAGCAGCAGCCAGGCGGCCGTGACCAGCGATAACCGTGCCGTCCTCGCCGAGCAGGATCGGATTCGTGAACCCGAACTCAGTGATCGAGCGGGCGATGGTCTCGACCTGGGCGACCGAGTGCGTGCGTGCGTTGCCGGCGTAGGGCGTCAGGCTCGAGGGCGCGCGGTATTCAATCGTAAGCATCAGCGGGATACATCCTCACCGGGTACGGCCGCTCGCTGTCGTGACGCCAGCCCGCACACCAGTCGAACTGCCGCACGGTGGGGAAGCCCACCATGACGGGCGGACGCTGACGACACGTCCCATCGCCAGGCACTGGCCCCTTCGGATCAGGGTGCTCGCGGTAGTACCCGCACGTCCTGCAGGTCCGCTCGTACGGCAGGGTCATCCCATCGTTGACTTCGCTCATGACCGCTTATCGTAGCCGCGAGCACCGACGTTCGACAACGCCATCCACGCCACCCGAACCCGCGCAAACGCCTCTGGACCATACGCACCGAACGACGGATGTTCAGCAGGCGGTCTCGGCCCGCGCTCGTGATCGCCACGCTTATGCGCGCTGTGACCAGTCAGCCGGTGACGACAGACCCAATTCGCGACAGTGTGCCGCGTCACGCCGTGCTTGCCGCCGATCTGCTCGTAAGTCAGCCCGGCCAGGATGTCCGCGAGCAGGACGTCGATGCCTGGGAATCTGGTCCGGTGACCGCCGCCTTGGGGTCTCATGGCGCGTCCTCCCGAAACACCGCCTCAAGGAACGTGAGCAGGTCCAGGTCCGTGGCGCCCTCCTGCCCGACAGACCGGCCGAGCCGCTGGAACACCCGCTCGTAACACGACGTCACCACCATACGTGGCTGCGGGTCGAACGGCGGCGTCACGATGAACCCGTTCGCCACCCGCCGAATCAGCAAGCCGCCTGTAAGATCACTGTTGTCAGTCGCCATTCCGAGATCCTCCTCGCTGTTACCCGTTACCCGTACTGTTACCCGTACCCGTCGCCGTAAGTCTTTGATTTTTAACAACGTTACCCCGTTACCCGTGTTTCCCCACCTCCGCAACACTTCCCACATGCATGCGCGTGATGTGTGTGTGCGTGTACCCGTAATACCCACGGATATAGGGGTAACATAGGTAACACGGGTAATTAGTTTTAGAATTCAATGTCATAGCTGTTACCCGAAGGCTCGCCCGTTACCTGTATTTCGGGTAACACGTCCGGTCTGACCCAGGTTTTTTGTAGGATCCCCGCGGAATTGCGGAGTGGCTTGTTCTTCCACTTGAGCAGCCGCAGGATTCGCCCGGCCCGTTTCTGGACGAGTTGATCCTGCCGGCCGGGCTCGATCTTGAGCGCCTCTTCGAGGACCTCGTGGAGCAGGATGCGGTCGCGCGTGGTGCTCGCCAGGAAGCCGGAGATGATCGGTTCCCAGGCATCGGTCTCGCGGCGGGCGTCGGTTTCAGCGGCCTGCAGGTCGGCCGGGACGTCCCACCATGCCTCATGGCGTTTGTAGCGCGCCACGGCCTCGGCAAAGAGGATGTCGCGGTGCTCGCGGATCCAGTCGAGATCGGTGGCGAGACAGATGACCGGCCAGAATCGGCGAGCGCCGGTGTCGTCCTTCTGCCAGTCGTCGCGGTTTGTGGTGCCGGCCAGGACTGTGCGCCGCGGATGGTCTGCGGCATGGCGGTCGTAGGGTTTTCGGTAGCGATCGACGCGGCAGGAGATCACGCCCTTGATGCGTTCGACCTCGGCGCGCGAGAAGGAATGCATTTCGGCGATTTCGACCAGCATGTGGCCGGTCATGATCGAATAGAAATCCTTGTGCAGGACCGACTCGTGGCACTCGACGTACCACTTCCCGCCGATGATCCCGAGTGCTGTGGATTTGAGCTTGCCCTGCTCACCCTCGAGCACCGGGACCGTGTCGACCTTGGCGCCAGGTTCGAACACACGAGCGACCATCGACACCAGCCAACAGCGGCCCATCGCCTCGGTGAAGGCGTCGCGTTTGGAGCCGAAACCGACCGGAAACAGATCCTGCAGGCGATCGACACCGTCCCACTCGATCGACTCCAACCAGGCCCTGCACTCGTTCCGGATGTCGTGGTGGGCGGCCATCTGGGCCGCGTTGTCACATGTCTTGAGGGATATCTTGGTCAGGCCGATGTGGCGTTGCAGGTAGAGCTGCAGCTTGATCGAATCGACGTCCGACCACTCGCGTTGCGAGCCCTGCCAGTCGGTCTGGACGGCGTCGAGGAACTCGTCGAACCAGACGTGCCGCGCGAGCTCCGGATCCTTCTCGATGGTGCGGATGGCGTTGTCGAGGTTATCGTGCGGGGCGCCGTTGCCGTTGAGCGAAAGCTGCAGCGCGTCCCAAGCAGCGAAGCCTGCCGCGGCCGGTGGTTCCGGTTTCGGTTTCGAGACGGGGCGCATGCGCGGCCGGGACCATGACGAGAAGGCGTCCCAATCGAACCCGGCGTGTGTGGCGTTCCAGCCGTCCGAGTTGCCGTCTGGGTCGATGATCTTTAGGGAGTGACAGATCGGCTCGACGATCGTCGCCAGGTCGAACATCGTCTGGAGCCCTTCGACCCCGGCGTTCGGCCAGAGCACGACGGTACGGCCGGCGAGCGGACGCCAGTCAGCCGCATGGGCGGCGAGGATTCCGCCCGGCCATGTGACGCACACGTACTTGCGGTCGCAGAACATCTGGGCGACGGTGGCAGCCTCCTCGCCGTCACAGATCAGGACGGGTCGGCGTGGAGCAGCGGCGAGCCGATCGAGCCCGTAGAGCGGACGCGGATCCGGCCACATGCGTTCGATCCAGCCGTTATGGGACCACACCCACGGGATGAATACAGGTTCGGCGCCGGGCCGGTAATACTTGGCGACGTGCCCTAACAGCTCACCGCCAGCCCCACGATAAGGCCATGATTCGGTGGGTTTTCCGAACGACACGTCGCGCATGGACGGCGCCGGAGAGTCGGCCGGTACCGGCACGATGACGACCGGGGCGAGCGTGCCAGAGTTCATGGTTCCCCTCAGAGCGGACTGGCAGGACAGACCGTCAGAGCGTAGCGAGGTGTTGAGTAAATGGCAACACTAGATTAGCCGCTCCACATCATCCATCGCCTGCTCCACGTCATGCGCGACGACAGCGATGCCGCCGGCCTCGGTAACCCGCTGGCGGAATATGACCTGCTCAGGCGATTCGCGGTCCTTGCCCGCCTTGACCTCAACCGCGAGGAACCGGCCCGTGCTGGTCCAGCCGATCACGTCCGAGCCCCCGACCACGAGGCCAGCGTGCAGCGGACGCGCGTTGCGGATCACCACGTCGCCAGGCAGCACATGCACTGTCGTGGCGACGTTGAAGCGGGTCGATTTACCGACCCACCCAACGCCCACGTTGTGGCGGAATGCCCGATGCCCTGCTTGTGAGAGGGCGAGAAGGATTCGGGCGGTCAGGTCTCGTGACTGGCTCACTCGCCGGCCGGATCGACCTCAACCGCCGACAGAATCGTAACGCCAGCGTTCATCAGACCAATGATTTCCTTGGGTTTCGCGATCTCCGTCGAGAACAGAGAACGCGCCACACAAGCCACTGCACCGGACTGTGAGGGTGCGTCGACCAGCCAGACACGGCCGTCGTTGCCGGTTTCGGTTACTTTGTAGATACGCGTGATCGACATTTGTCGTCTCCTTGGTTATGCGCGCCTGCGGCGCCCGTTAAAAACAGCCTTAGCCCATCCAATCGGATTCTTGTACCGGCGGCCCTTTGCCAGCGCGACCAGATCCTCGAGCGTCTGCGCCTTGTTCGTCTCGCTGCGCTCCTTCCAGTACCGAGAGCGCCGAACCGTGTCCGGATCCATCTCCACGAGCTCGCCAGCGCGCTCCTCGACCTCGCGGCCATGAGGGATCCAGACGTGCCCGCAGTCGCAGACGCGAACGTAGGCGCTCATCACGCGGTAGCAGGCCGGACACTGGCGAACCGCGACCACGACAGCCGCGGCGTTCTTCTTGCGCTTGGCGCCATCGAGCGACCAGGTGCGAGGATCGTCAGGGAGCCCGTGCCGGAGCGCGTTGCCAGCGTGGTCGAGGATGATGCACTCGCCGCCGTCCGGTTTCGGCCGGAGCCCGCGGCCCCACTGCTGCAGCGCGAGCCCGAGCGACTGCGTCGGCCGCAGGTTGATGACGCACTCGATGCCAGGCACGTCCACACCCTCGCCGAACAGGTCCACGTTGCAGAGCACCTTGATGTCGCCAGCCGCGAACGACGCCAGCGCACGGTCGCGGAACGTGGTCTCGGAATCTCCATCGACGTGAACCGTCGGCACGCCCACGTGCAGGAACTGGTCGCGGACGTGGAGCGAGTGCGCGATCGACGCACAGAACACGATCGCCCGCTTACCAGGCGCCAGCTTCAGGTAGTGCATGACCGCGTCGCCTGTTATCGACGGCGTATCCATCGCATCGACCAGAGCCTCGGCTGCGAAGTCTCCAGCGCGCGAGCGGACTGCAGTCAGATCCGGAACGGACGGCGCGAACAGCCGGTACGGTGACAGGTAGCCGTCGCGGATCAGATCCGCGGTCGACGGTCCCTGCACCATGTCCTCGAACCATGCGCCGAGCCCGGTGCCGTCGAGGCGCTCAGGCGTTGCCGTGAGCCCGACGTGATACGCGTCCGAGTGGTCGCCGATGATGCGCGCCCAGGTCGCTGCAGCGGTGTGGTGCGCCTCGTCGGTGACGATGAAGTTCGGCCGCGCCAGCTTGTGCCGGCGTTTGTCGAGCGTCTGGACCATGCAGATCTGGACCAGCGCGCCAGGCGATGGCCGGAACCCTGCAGCGACGATGCCGTGCGGGATCCCGACCTGGAAGAACGTCCGAGCCGTCTGCATGACGAGCTCGCGCCGGTGAACGATGAACCACGCGCGCCGGCCACGTTCAGCCGCGGTCCCGAGCATGGACGCGGTGAGCGCCGTTTTACCCGAGCCGGTCGGTGACACGATCAGGCAGGAGCGGTGCGTCCGGAGTGAGGCGCGTGTCCGGTCGATCAGGTCGGTTTGGTAGGGCCGGAGCTCGATCATGCGACGCGCACGCAGCGGACCCACCGCCGGAGTGGTCGGCGACGGTCTGCCGGATAAACCCGGTACACGCGGCCGGTCTCCGCGGTGTCCTCACGAGCAGCGAGCAGCACCACGCGGTACGTGACCCACACGAACTGCCGGAGATCGCCCACGCGCATGCCGTCGAAGGCGGTCACTCGGAGAGTTCCCGAACACGGCGCCGGAGCGCGTAAATCTGATTCTTCAGCCGCTTCCGCTCGGCCTTGAGTTCTTCGACGTCGAGCTTCGCGTTCATGATCACGATCTCGGCCCGCTCCATCTCGTGACGGTGAACCCACCCGATCCTCACCCGCTGCGTTGCGAGCGCATCGTTAAACTCGTCGTCGCGACGGAGACGCTGCTCCACCACGTCGGCGAACCGAACCCACTCGCCAGCGTATGCCGGCCGGATCTCCAGCCCGAATTCGGACACGACGATTTCGTAGGTCTGGATGCTCACTTCGCGATCAGATCCTCAGCCTTCAAATCCAGCCCGCGCTTCTTAGCCTCGCGCAGGATGTCGTACTGCCGAGCGGACGGAACCCGACCAGCGGTGCCGCCTTTATCGGCGGGCGAGTTCCAGCGCGAGACGGCGCCAGGCGAGATATCGAGCACCCGAGCGGTCGCGCGCACCCCACCGAATGCCTTTATGACGCGATCGGCCGGGGTTTTTTTCTGTGCCATGAGGCGTTCCAATGAAGGTAACGGCGTTGAGCATACAGCAACGGACGAAGTGTTGACAACGGTCATCGATGTTGAGACGATCGCAACACCACAACAGGCGACCATCCCGGTCGCGAACTTGAGGACGAGAGAATGAACGTAGAACAGATCACGATGACCCTGAGCGAAGAAATGGTACTCAAGGCGGTTCAATACTGGATGAACCGGCGCCTGATGCGCCAGCCGACCCGCCTCCTCGACATGAGGAAAAAGTACCAGTCCGACACCGAATACCAGATCACCATCGAGCGCGCGAGCGCCACGCCGGAGCCGAAGCGGATCGAGTGCAAAGAGTGCTGCCTCACCTTCACCGAGGGCGACTCGACCGGCTGCACGAGCCCCGGCTGCCCGATGCCGGCCACGGTCTAGCCGCGATGGCGCAACTGCACCCCAACGACCTAATCGCAGGCCCGCGAACGGTGACGATCGTCTCCGTTGGCGCGGCCAGGGACGGCGGACTGGTAGTCAGCCTCGATGATGGCTCGACGTATCGCCCGAGCCTGCAGAACCAAAGCCGCATCGCCAGAGCATTCGGCCATGACGGCAGCGCATGGACAGGCAAGCGGATCCTGCTGTCCCGCTGCGAGTTCATGTACGCATCCAAACCAATGACCGGCATACACGCGCGGCCGGTCGGGGAGCCAGCACCATGCAAGTAATCGAATCCCTCGCTCTCGAGGCGTACCACAACCACCCAGCAGTCAGTAACACGCTGCTCGGCTACCTGAAGAAATCCCCCGCGCACGCGAAGGCGTTCATGGAAGGCGAGCGCTGGACCGAGACGCCAGCGATGAAGGAAGGCACGGCGCTGCACTGCGCGCTGCTCGAGCCGGAGCGGTTCGCGATGGTTTATCGGCCGTTCGACACCGACCGCCGAACGAACGCCGGCAAGGCCGAGTACGCCGAGCTGCTCGCGACCGGCAAGATCCCTCTGAAGTCCGAAGCGATCGACCGCGTCTGGAAGATGGCCGGGAGCCTGCGCCGGATCCCGGTGCTCGAAGAACTGCTCCGGATCCCGCACCTCAAGGAAAATTCGGTGTTCTGGGTGGACCCGGTCAGCGGACTGGAGTGCCGGTGCCGGCCGGACATTTTCTGGCCGAGCCTTGGGATCCTGGTGGACATCAAGAAGTGCCGCGACGCGAGCCCGCGAGGATTCGCCAGAGCGCTCGATCACTACGACTACCACCGCCAGGACGCGCACTACCGGGCCGGCACCGGATCGACGCGGTTCATCTTCGCAGCGGTCGAGCCAGAGGCGCCATTCGCAGCGAAGCTGCACGAGATAGATGCGGCCTCGCTCGAGAACGGCCGCGCAGAGCGCGCAGAGTTGCTCAAGCGGTACGCAGAGTGTGCCGAGAGTGGAGTCTGGCCAGGTTACGGTGACGACATCAACGAAGTGTCGCTGCCCGCCTACAGGTTCGGTGGCGATGACGCGGATGACATCGCGTTTACAGATGAGACGGAGGAAGCATGACACCCGAGATCCACGCCGCCCTCACGGCGCAATTTTCAAGGTCACCGCCGACGACCGGCGCGAACGGCCACGCCTACTGGATGGGTCTGGTCGGCCACAAACCACCGGCCACATCGAAAGGCACGCCGCGAGCCATCGCCTACGAAGCCGGTAAGGCCGCCCGAGCCACCGACATCTTCGCCGAGATGAACTCGGACGAGATGTGGGAACACTTCCACCAATCAGGAGAGGTACGACCATGAACGACGCCACCAACCTACGGGACACAGTGATCCCGAAGTCAGACCAACTGAACGCCGACGACCTGCTCGTCGGTCCGATGGATATTACCGTCACCAAGGTCCGTCGCGGGTCCGGCAAGGAGCAGCCGGTAGACGTCCACTGGAAGGGAGGCGAAGGGCGCCCGTTCAAGCCATGCAAGACCATGCGCCGCGTGCTGATAGCCGCCTGGACCGATGACGGTGCCGCGTGGGTAGGCCGCTCGATGCGCCTGTACTGCGACCCGGACGTTACGTTCGGAGACGTCAGGACCGGAGGAATCCGCATCTCGCACATGACGGATATCCAGAGCGACCCGCTGATTCTGGTGTTGACCGCAACGCGCGGCCGGAAAAAGGAATACCGGATTCAGCGCCTCGTGCTCGACGAACCGTGGGCAGACGCGTGGGGCGACACGATCGCAGGCGCGGCCACGGTCGATGAACTGCGTACCAGCCTGACCGAAGCGCTGGCCGAGGCGAAGCGGCGCAAGGATGCGCCTGCAGCGGCCAGGCTGCGATCGATCGCGGACACCAGGAAGGCCGAGATCGATCCGCCGCTGGAGAATCCGCCGATCGCGGATGAGCAGTCATGATCAAGCCGCGCAAGGGGGACAGGGTGCTGATCGAGGCGGTGGTGGAAGGCGTGTCCAACGATGATCTTATGTCATTGAAGATTGCCAATCGAACGACGCAGTTCATATCTGCGGAGTCGATTCACTCCATCCTCCCTCCCGACTGGAGCACGGTAGAGCGGGGGACGCGGGTGGAGGTGAGCGACACGGATTCTGATTGGTTCGGCGCGATGTTCGTGTGTCATGTTCCTAACGTGATGCTCCCATTCAGCGCGATTCTGGACACGGAAGTCCGCGTCACTGATTGGCAACGCTGCCGCCTCGCGCAGGAGGAATGATGGCTACCAACGACGGCGGGGAAATAAACGCGCTGCTGGACCTGTTGGAGGTAGAGAACACCCTCAACAGCCACGGTAATCCGTTTCGATGCCAGGATATTGAGTGCTGCCGATACGGGCAGAAACTCTGGGCCGGTGACTGCCAGTGCTATGACATGCAGGCGCGAGAACATCGCGAGAAGGTTCGCGCCGCAATCCGCGCTCGGGAGGCATCGTGATGGCTATGACGGATGACGAGATTCTGGCGCTGTGGCGCGCACCATACGACGACGGTGGCTCACTCAACGTATGCACCTTCGCCCGCGCCATCGCCGACCGTGCAGCAGAGGATGAGCGGGAGGCGTGTGCGAGGGTGGCTGCCACATACGGAACTGGAACATACGTAGGCGGCCATATCGCCGAGTTGATCCGCGCTCGTGGCACTGAGGGTCCAGCATGAAGCACATCATCAGTCTCGGCGCAGGAGTGCAGTCAAGCACAATGGCCCTCATGGCCGCACGCGGCGAGATCGGCCCGATGCCTGACTGCGCGATCTTCGCGGATACGCAGTGGGAGCCGAAGCGCGTGTACGAGTGGCTGGACTGGCTGGAGAAGCAACTGCCGTTTCCGGTGTACCGGATCAGTGTCGGCAACATCCGCGAGAGCATCCTTGGAAATGCGGGTGACTCCGATGCGCGGGTCGCGAGCGTGCCGTACTTCGTCGCTGGCGGCGGACTGCTGATGCGCCAATGCACTAGTGAGTACAAGATTCAGCCAATTCTTAGGAAGATTCGCGAACTGATCGGGCTCAAGCCGCGCCAGCGAGGGCCGGCGACCCCTGTTGTGTCGCAGTGGATCGGTATCTCGTTCGATGAAATGCAACGCATGAAGGCGAGCCGGGTCCGCTACATCGAGAACATATTCCCCCTGATCGACGCGCGCATGAGCCGCCACGACTGCCTGCGCTGGATGGAGCAACGGCAATATCCGATGCCGGAGAAATCCTCCTGCGTCGGCTGTCCATACCACGACAACGACCACTGGCGCGACATGCGCGACAACGATCCAGAGTCGTGGGCTGACGCGGTCGCGGTGGACGCTGCACTCCGGGCGACCGGGCCGCGCAGGGGAAAAAAGGAACTTGAGTACACACACCGCGATTTGGTCCCACTCTCGGAGGTCGATCTAACGACCCCGGCCGATCACGGGCAACTATCGTTTTTGGATGAGTGCGACGGGATGTGCGGGGTATGACCGCTCGTGGCACTGAGGGAGGTGGGGAGTGAGTGACCCGATTTGTATGCGATGCAAGTTCCCGATGCCGGGCCGTGATGGATTCACGGTGCACGAATCAATGTGGGACTGCTTTGAACTTGTCACCGCCGACAACGAGCGGCTGAATCAGTGGTGCGAGAAATGGTCGTTTATGTTCCAAGGCGCACAGAAAGAAATCGAAGCCCTCCGCACGAAGCTGGAGCAGGTGGAGGGCGAACGGGATGCGCTGAAGGTGCAGGCTGAACAGTTTGCCGAGTTCGGGCTGGCAACTGTCGATGTGGCTCGCGAGCAACTTGCAGACCTCACCGCCCAGCTTGAGCGGGCGAGGATGCCGCGACTGATACGCGCAGCCCTGCGGCGGTTGATCAATGATCCAGTGGTACAAACAGGTGCCAAGTTCCTCTCGGCTGACCTCACCGACTGGCTCGACCAGCAGGAGAAGCAGAAGTGATACCAGGATTCGATCAGACCGATCCGCCAGAAACGCTATGGCTGAAGTGGGGCGACGATCGCGCGTGGTACGGCGTCTGGTGGGACCACAAGCCGGAGCAGGAAGTCACCGAATACCGCCGCGCCGATCTAGCTTACCTACCGGATGAACTGGTGGAGGACTTACGCTATTACCTCGCGTACTACGAGGTAGGTGAAGACGATCCACGCGGGATGACCCTGCTCCACGCCATCCTCGCCGCAGTGCGCCCCACAGACGGAGAGAAGCCGTGACGGATGGCGAGGTATGGCTCGAAGTCGAATTCTCCGGCGCACGCCGGATGCTCTGGGCTGACATCCTGCTCGACGGTGCCGAACCGTTCGCGTTCGACTTTTGGCGAGCGGCAAACGTGACGGCATTGAAAGTCCGCACCGACGGGACTATTGGCGGCAGAGTTCGCGTAGGCCCGGGTCCGCGCCGTCTAGTCATCGACCCGGTGTGGATCGAGAGGGTGATTATCGCGGGCGACTTATGACCAACACAACCCGCAACGCCCGCCGAGCCAGGCTGAAGCAACAGCACGTCGAGCGGATCGTCGAGCTCGAGCGCGAGAACGGTCTGCTGCGCGGACAGGTCGAGACGCTGGCCCGGACGTTGCGTGAGATTCGTGCGAGGCAGGGTGTTGCGTTTCACTCAACGCACGGGTAATCTCTCCGCTACACCTGCGGAGCCCGACAGCATGATCAAGTGGTGGCTATACGACGAGGACGCCGACATCGAGACAGAGATCGAGATCGACTACGACGAGACAGACGCCACGAACATCATCGCAGTTGATCCGATGGACCAGGACGTGACCCATCTGATCCCAGACAGTGACTGGCCGCGAATCATCAAGGAACTCATGGACAGTTACACAAGCCACGACGGGCCGCCGCTGTGAGCCCGCGAGCGACCGCCGTATTCGCGATCCTTGTCATGCTGCTATGCATCTTCGGCGACGCCATCGCCGACGCATGGTTCCCGGTGCCGGACATGTCGCCGGTGTGTGTTCAGTTTGGAGTTTGCAGGAATCTCGATGAGTGACTACTACGAACAGCGCGCCCACCACCGAGCGCCCATGTACCGCTACCAGCTAATCGGATTCAGGATGCTCGCGATCATCGTCGGGCTTGCGGTGGTGTGGCGGGTTATCGAGATCGCGTTGGCGGTGTGACTCACCGCCCGACCTTGTGCTCTAGTGCGGAGAGCCTGAGACGGATGGCTTCGAGCTCTGCTGCGACGGTAGGTGTCGCGGTCCTAGATCCTTGATTGTCGATACGCTCGGCAAGATGCTCAACGGCTGCGACTCTGCCCTTGACGACATCGAGCCGCTCGTCGCGTAGCCGTAGATCTCTCTCAGCATCCGCCGCCCTGTAGCGATCGTCTGCCGACCCCACAGTATACAGGCCAGACAAAGAGCCCATACCGAGAGCAGCAACTGCAACCAACCGAAAAACAAGATCGTTAAATGAGCTTCGGTCACTGGATCGATCATCGTCTTGCCCCATTTCTCATGGCCGCCTTTCTAAGGTAACCCCGTTTGCGCCACCCCAAAGTAGGGGAAACGCTGACATCAGTACCGTGGAACGTACTTGACCGATGCGTAGTCGATCGTGATCGAACTCGCCGCGTTCCCGACGTAAGCCCTGATCTCCAGCAGTCCGTTCCCGCTGATCGCCGCCGTGTCCGACGTGGTCGCCGCGCGTATCGTGTCGATCGCCGCGCCAACGGTCTGCCGAGTGACCGCCTTCCAAGTCGAGACCGTGATCAGGTTGATCACTCCGTCGATGCTCCACTCGTCGGCCAGCGTGCTGGTGAACGTCATGATCACGTCTCCATCCCAGAGCACATCGATGGTGTGGGCATCGGTCCCGGTGTTGACCCCGCCAGCCTTGATGAACAGCGCATCGCCCGCAGCGAACGCAGCCGCAGCCACCGCACGGCTCACGAGCGAGTTACTCGACGCCGTCGCGACGATCGCCGTGGCGGACCCGTAGACCAGATTCATCGCCTCGACCTGCTCGCGCCCCGTGATCGTGTTCTGGCGAGAGTCCACGCCAGCCTGAGCCAGCGCGGTGAGCGCGCCGGACACAGCAGCCTCACCTGTCGGCAGACGGTTTCCAAGGAACCGAACCTGCGTCGCCGTCGAGTCCACGGTGATCGTGTCGGCGACCACATCGCGCAGGTCCACGTCGCGGAAGGTGATGTTCTTGCCGGGACCGATGTCGATCAGCTTGGCGCCGATGGTCGGGCAGATCACTTTGAGCCCGCGAACCTCGACGCCGAGTTCGTTTGCAGCAGCATCGGCCGTGAGCGAGAACAGGTCGCCCGAAACGGACTTCAGTTTCCATGTCCCGCCTTGGATCAGGTTGTGTCCGAAGTCCATCCCCGAGACACCCTCGGCCAGAGGCTCGGCGTTCGAGACGGTGCAGCCGAACGCGATGGCTCCCATGTCCACGTCGCAGTTGATCACCTTGTTGTGGAGCGAACCCACCCCGAACTTCACCGCCAGCGCCGCGGTCGAGTCGAAGTACTTCCCGGTGCAGCCGAGCACGGTGTTGTGGTGCGCCCCCTCTGCGAACGTGAACACCCCGAGCGAGACAGCCGTTGTCGTGTCGGTCTGCTGGTGCGATTCGTTGTTGAGCACCATGCAGTCGTGAGAGAAGTACCCGAACTCCCACGAGCGCGAATCCACGTTGCCGCGGAAGTTGTCGAAGGTCGAATGCGCGGCCCCGTTCATACTCAGGATGTTGTTGCCGTACTCCTGAAAGCAGTCGCGCACGGTCAGATTTATAAACCCGCCATACCGCGACCAGGCATCGTTGAGCGAGCCGAACCGCGTCCCCTCGATCGTGACGTCGCGCACCATCTGCGGCGTGAAGTCGTTCCCGACGTGACCGAGGTTGTCAGCCGGACGCGAGATCCGCATATTCGCGCAGGTCCGGTAGACCTTGTGGCGCAGCAGCACCTCGCCAGTCCCTGCATCGTGTCCTGCCGACACGTTGATCTGCTGATACGTGGGTTTGAAGTACCCGCCGCCCGTCGTGTAGCCGACAGAACTCCAGCAGTACAGAACCGTGCCTTCGGGATAGTTAGCGGCGTCCGCTGCCGTCGAACAGGTCACGCGGTCGTCATCCACCGTGACGTTGTCGAGCGCGTCGTAGCCGGCGTTGCTGTCCGTGAATCCGCCGTCGTCGTAGGTTCCGAGCACCAGGCACTGACCAGACCCGCCGCTCGATGCCTCGTCGTTGAACACGAGCGGATTGCCGATGCCGATCATGTGCATTTCATCGCGGCCGATGATCGGCGTGGTCAGCCGGATCAGGCCGGCATAGACCACGTACCCGGTCGAGTCGATCGCCGCCTGCATCGCCGCCGTGCTCGAGGCGACGCCAGTCGGATCGCCGCCGTACCTGCGGAAGTCGCCCGGCTGGTAGTAGTAGTACGTCGGCGTGACACCGGCCGCGATCTCGCCAGCGGTCCGCGGATACAGGTGCCCGCCGATCACCGAGCGCGACAGCGTGGTATCGCCGAGCGACTCGTAGAGCTCAGGATCGCCAGTCGTCTCGTCGAAGAAAAAGGCGTACTTGCCCTTGCGATTCTCGACGTCCAGCAACGTGTCCCAATCGACCGTGCCAGCCTCGCCGGCAGGGAACTGCATCGCCCGCCCCAACCGCGCGTCGAGTTGCAGGTCGATCAGCGTGCCGCGGTCGAACTCGCGCTCGAGCGTCTCGGCAGGGAATGAATCGTTGTTGATCCAGTCGGCCGGCTGCTCGATCGGCATGTCGAGTTGCACGACCACGTTCACGCCGGACGCAGGCGCCACGAGGAACGTGATCGAACCGCCCTCGTCCTCGTCCGCACCGTCCACCGTGTAGTGCGTGGTCAGCGTCTGCCGGGTCGCGTTGGAGTAGACCGCGAGATCGCTGTCCTCGAGGAACCGGAACGGCACCGGGAACTCGGTCGTGCTCCCGTCGCCAACGTACTCCGCGCGGACTTCGGTGGTGGATACGGTCATTGCTCTGCTCCTACGATGTTTCCGACATTCGGCGCCCGCGCCTCTTCGACCGGCGCTCCCGGCGCCCACCACCACGTCGTCCCGAAGTCCCGCTGCGCCTTGGCCTTGGTCCGAGCCAGGTACCCAGGCGAGAAATGCTCCTGCAGGTTCTGGAAGATCAGATGATCTAACGCGGCCTTGGCGTACCAGAGGTTCATGCCAGGCGTCAGCCCGCGCCCCACCCGCACGGCCTCGGCACCGAAGTCCGTCTCTTCGCCGCGCGCAGCCTGGATCAGGTTCCCGCGCGTGAGCGCGTCGATGCCGGCCAGCGTCCCGACAGCAGGACCAGCCAGCGTCTCCACCATCGAGCGGCCCTGCGAGCTCGCCTCGTTGAACAGGAAGTCGCCGTAGATCCCGAGCGCGCCACCCTTGAGCAGCGCGGCCAGCATGTTGCGTGGCTTCGTGAGATCGCGCGGATCGCGCCCGGAGAAAACGTCGTTGATCTCCATCGCGACCGCCCCGAAGATCGTCTGCAGCGCGATGAGCGACGCCAGGTACCCGGCCTTGCCAGCGGCGCCCTCGTACATCGTGAGCGCCCGCTCGACGTGCCGCGTGAGCATCGCCTGCGGGAACGACTTGAACAGCATCACCGACCGCGCGAGCTCGCCCCAGGCAGTACCCGCCTGCGTGGCCGCCATGCCAGCCCGCTCGCGAGCGCCAGGTTCGATGACGGCTATGTCCTGCTCCTCGAGCACGATGGCCATCAGGCGCGACGCAGCGCGGTTCCGCTCGACATCCGTCCACGGACCAGCCGCCCGGTAGATCGACTCCGGCGTGAGCACCGTGGATCGGTTCCCCCAATCCTCCGGCTGTGCCGCGCGCCAGATATCCCACGTCGCCTGGTCGAGTCCATGCGAGGCGAGCATCCGGTAGTCCATCGCATGCAGGTCGGAGACATTCGCGACGTCCCGCGTGAGCGCGCCGATGGAATCCATCATCACCGACGAGAACGCGCGCCGGTTCGCCTCGGTCATGGCGTTGAGTCCGCCGAGCCGAAAGAACAGCGCGCTCATCTTCGCGGACCAGCGCGGACCCATCGAGTCCGCCGCGAACCGCTGCACGTCGTTCTGCATGGTGGACACCATGAGCCCCGCACGCCGAGCCAGTCGTTCCTCCACGCGGTCCGCCGGATTGAACGCCCGAAGCTGCGCCATGAAGATCTTCATGGCCGGGAGCTTGTTGATGTGCGACGTGAGGTACAGCGTCCCGTTATCCGAGATCGACGTGATCGCAGCCGACCCGAGCAGCGCAATCGACAGGATCGCGCGCAGATCCCGCATGCCCCATGCCAGCCAGTTATCCAGACCAGGCGCACCGTTGCCCGCCACGTAGTCGTAGAGTTTCTCGATGCGCGCGACCTTCTTGTTCAGCGCCGGCAGCGACGCCGGATCCGCAACAGCCGCCTCGGAGTACGCCTGCTGCAGCATGGTCTCGAACTGGTGGTCGGAGTTCGGTGACCAGCGTTCGACGAGCGCAATGTCCCGAGACATGCGCGAGACGTGACCGGAGAGCGACTGGAACAGGTTGTGCTCGGAGTAGGAGCGGAACGCGTCGAGCGCGCCCGTGCCGTCCTTGAAGTGAATCTGCCGGTGAGCGGCGCCGCGGTTCGCCTTGACCGCACCGCCCGGCATCGGTTCAGGCTTCAGCTTGTTAGCACCATCGGTCGTGATGGTGAGCCAGGCACTCGACAGGAAGTCCCGCATCTCCGCGTCGTCGAACAGCGAGCCGTCCGGATGAACGTACTTGGAGCGGTCAACCCACTGGAAGAAATCGTCGACGAACTTCTGCTGGCCGAGCTTGACCGCGAGCTTGCGCGACCACGAGTGAGGCGTGCCCCAATTGTCCAGCTTGCCGATGTTCCCACCGGCCGAGTTGAACCGTGAGCGCAGCGTCTCGGTCGCCTCGTCCCACGCCTTGACCGCCTGCTTGATCATCGGGTTTCCGGTGTCGGTCCCGTGCGCCTCGAGCACGAACGCGTTCTCCATGTCGCGGTTCGCGAACAGCCCCATGAACCGCGGACCGATCGCGTCCCACGCATCGACCAGCCGGGACATGGCGACCGACTCAATACCGGCCGCCTCCTTCTCCACAGAAACCGTGTTGTTCTTGCCGTCGTTGATCGGCGCCAGCGTCCGCTCGATCGCGTCGAGCCGCGTGGCATCGTGCCCGTGCGCGACCTGCTCGTTCGTGTAGAGCTCGTTGGAGTCCCACGTCTGGATCGCCCGCGTTACCCGCAGGCGCTTCAAGTCCGCCTCTTCGACGATCTCGCGCGCAGCCTCAGCCGCACCCTGGCGCAGACGGTCGACAACACCGAGCGCACGCCACGCAGCAGGATCCTGCCGAGCCAGTCGCTTCATAGCGTCGCGCACGCGGTCCTCGATCTTGCGCGCCTCGGCCACCTTCAACGGGCGACCGATCGCAGCCGAGACAGCCTGGATGCACGCCGACCTCACGTGCCGAACCTCATGGCGCAATCCACCGCGGCGTCGAATCCCTTAGAGAGCTCGCCCGCCCGCTCGACCTCAGCGTCCGCAATGTCCGTGAGCGCGCGAGCGTTCGGCATCGTGGTCTCGTCCACCGGATCGCCGACGCGCGAGTAGAACTGACCGTCCATTTCCGCCTCGGCAGCGCGCGTGGCTTCCTCGATGGACGCGTAGATATCACCAGTGTCCTCGCCGTCGATCGTGACCTGATACCTTAACTCACCGGGATTGTCTGGATTCTCGGCCTTGTCGATCCGCGCCTTCCCATTCGCCGACGTCCACACATCCGCATCCTTGTTGGCCTTCCACGCCACCCGGCCAAGGTCATCGCTGAACAGGACGACGTTGAAACGGGCATCGGGCAAGTTCCACGAATGACCGCGCGTCTCGCCGTCAAGGAAGCGGTGGCCGGGGACGCCGAGTTCGCTCAACATGATGGAGGCGATCTCATCGTCGCCCGGAGAGTACGCTGGGTCTCCACGACGTTCCTGAGCTTCGAAGATCGCCTGCACAACACGCGCGTCGAAATCCTCACTGCCTTCGCCCAGCCGACCGTCGATTCTTTTGATAAGCCGCACATACGCAGACTGCCCGCCGCCGCGTCGAGTCGGATCTACCGGCCACTCGCCAAGCGTTCTGAACGCCGCCTTGACGTTGTCCGGCTGCTCCCGCATCGGCGCATCCCAGATCATCAACTTGTCCCACTCCGCATCGTCCATGACGTGGCCGAACAGGGAGCCGGCTGGCTTCTCAGGTTCGTACCGCGTGATGTCAGGACGGAGCAGGACTTCGGTACCCTTCGTGATCTTGCCTTTGCCGTCGAACGCAATCTGATTGATCTCGTTCGCACGTTCCTCGGACACGTAGACCTGCGAGTCCTGGCTGTTCGGGTCGCGGAGTTCCCACCCGTCGCGCTCGACGGTCAGGTCATCGATAACCCGCAGCGATGCCTCAAGCCGCGCGACGCGATCCTGCTCGATCTTGATCCCCCCCTGCGTCCCCATGCCACGCGCGCGATATCCATGATTCAGCTCTGCCGCCGCTTGCGCCGCATCCGCCTCATCTGCAAGGCCGCTAAGGCCGACCAGATATGCTGGCTCGCCTTTCGGATCAAGCACGTTCCACTCGCCATCGATCAACGATGGCGTGAACCCACGCTCACGTTGCTCAAGAGAACGACGCGCGTTCGCCAAATCTTCCGTGAGTACAACCTTGACATGATCGATCGGCCAGCCTGACGCCGGATCAACCATATTCAGAATGTCGGCCATCGCCCCAGCATCGCCCTTCATCTTGTGATGGACGATGCGGTCGCCGACTTGCCAGGCAGGATCATCGGCTCCGAACGTGATGAATTCACCGCCGTTGTAGTAGTCGAACTTGTCGCCGAACTTGGCGCGCAGCAGCACGCCTATCTCTTTCGCGCTGAAACCGTCCAAGCCGCCGAGACTCTGCAGCGCATCACCAAGCTCGCGGAACTGCTCCAGCGTCACGACTCGACCGTCGACGACTGTGACGTTTCCTGATCCCGCCTTCCGCTCCACCAGCCGATCCCGATACCGAGTCCGCGAGATCCACTCCTGCTGCGCGAGGTAGTGACCGTAGCCGAACGCCTGCGCGCCCTCGCCGGTGTTTATGTATTTCCAGCGCAGCCGTCCGAGCGGCGCACCTTCCTCTGCCGCGAACCCTTCAACCGGCGCACCGTGAAACAGCGTCATGTACCAGGGAGCCCCACCGCCAGCCTCGACCTCAGCCTGCCGAGCATGACGACGCAGCGACGCCACAGCCATCTGCTGCAGGTCAGCGACAGACAGATCCACGAACCGGCCGCCAGTCGTGCGGTACAGCCACTGACGCACCGACGCGAGCACCCGCTGCACGATCGGCAGATCCGGTGCGTTCTCGATCAGGTACGCGAGCGTCTCAGCGCGGACGTGCTCCGGCCTGTTCGCCCGACCCTCGGCCAGCGCACGCGCGGTCTGGAACACCGGGTCGGTCTCGGCCCGAGCAGCGACCTCGTCCAGCACCCGCGTGTAGAGCTCGTCGCCGAGCAGGTCACGCATGCCGGCGTGCTCGCCGATCTCGTGGAGCACCCGACCGCGGACCTGAGCAGGCGACGTGTTATCGGCCACGATCCACGCCTGCCCGTGCCAGTACATCCCGCCGACGTCGGCCGGATGCGGACCGCCAGGGAGGTCCGAGACGGACTGCACGACGCGCACGCGGCCAGCCTGCATGAGCCGATCGGACGAGCGGCCGAACGCAGCACGGAGCGTGGTGGTGAGGTTCTCGACGGTCGAGCGAGCGCCTGGCCCGCGCGAGTACATCGGCGCCTCGAGCGCCCGCTCCAGCGTCCGCATCTTGTCCGGCGCATTCGCCTCGAACATGGACGTCTGCTTCGGCGAGCCTACCGCGTTGACCCGCCGGTAGAACTCGCGGATCCCATCGCCCATCGCCCGAGCCGATCGAACGTTCTGGTCCAGGAACGTGACCAGCAGCCGCGCAGCCGGCGTGAGCTCGTCCCCAAGCGCGTCCATCTGCCGGAGCCACTCGTCGACCGAAGTCCCCTTCGCGCGCAGCGCCTCGAGCTTTTCCACCGCCGACACGAGATCGTCATGCAGGCCGATCGGATACAGATCGCCCCGCGCCATCGCCTCGCGCGAGTCCGCAACGACCGGCGCCACACGAGCCAGCGCAGCCGCGATGTTCCGCGAGCCCGGATCCACCGACTCGACCAAGCGCGACAGCGTCGGCGAGTCGCCGTAGGCGCGGAACAGGATCGCGTTACGGAGCCGGCCGGCACCCTCCGCGGACAGCCGCCCATCCGCGTCCATGATTCCCGCGCGCTGGTTCTGCGGCATGTGCCGCGCCCACTCGCGCACGAACGGCATGTTCGCCGCGTGGTCGAGCGCACCGTCCTCACCGAACACGAACGCCTGGAAGTCGCCGAGCCGAGCCGCGTCCACCTTCGCCTGCTCGAGTGCGGACATGCGGAGTCCACCGCCCTCGTTCGAGAGCATCGCCGCGCGACCCACGTCCACGTCCTGCTCGAGCACGCGCACCAGCATCGGCTGCTGCATCGAATCGACCGCGTCGCCGAACTGAGCCTTCAGCGATTCCCGGTACGCACCAGCGCCGCCCTGCTCGTAGGCCCGACCGATCGCAGCAACCCGACCGTTGCCACCGATCACCACGCCATCAGGCGACAGAACCGGCGCACCGTAGTCCATGACCGGACCGTCCCCGAGCAGCCCCGGATCCAGGTTCGCCGCGATCTGCGCGACCTGCTCGTCCGACGCCACGCGCGTCCGGTCGCGGTACTGGTTCTCGGCCTTCGACATGGTCGCCTGAACGTCGGCCGCCTCGACCAGCACCAGGCGCGCAGGGACCGTGTCGCCACCGATCCGGATCGGAGTCCCCGGCCGCTCGGCCGCACCCGCCACGGACGAGGTAGCGCGCTCACCCGACACGACCAGCGACTCCAGCGAATCAGGCTCGACGATCAGGCCGCGCGACCGCGCCTCCTCTTCAAGGGCCCGGACCTGCGCGACCAGATCCCCGGCGCCGGCCCGGTCGAGCTCGTCGGCGATGATCGCCAGCGCATCGAAGTCCGGCCGCGCACCGACGAACCCGGCATCGCCGAGTACGCCCTCGATGTCCACCTTGCGCCCCATGACGATCTGCTCGAGCGCCCCGTTCAGCGCCGCTGCGTGCGCCTGCCGGGACTTCGTGTCCTTGGGGATGCCAGGCGCCGCGTCGATCTCCGCGTGCCGCTGTTCGGCCGCCACGAGCGCCGCGTCGACGGCGGACGGCGGAACCTCTGGCTTCGGTTTCCCTTCCGGCGCCTTCACCCGCGAACCCAGGAACCCGCCGAACGCAGCCCCGAGCACCGCCTCCGTGATCAGCGTCGTCGCGTCGAGCGGCGCGTACTGCTGTGCCATCTCGTCGTAGCCGCGCGCCTTGAGCCACTCGCTGACCGCGAAGCGCTCCGGCACACCCGTTGCCACGTTGATCCCGGCACCAGACAGCGCCCGCCACGCCAGGCGCCCCGTGAGCGCCGCAGGGAGCGCCACGCCAACACCCAGTCCCAGACCCTCGGCCGCGCCCTTGCCGAGCGCCGTGCCAGGATCCAGCCCCTCGGACAAGCCCTCCTCGTAGCGCGTGAACCCGTAGGTGAGCCCGGACACCACCGCCGGGCGTCCAGTTACGGCCGAGGCGCCCACGAGCCCGAGCACGTCCGCCAGGCCAAACAGAACCTGACCAGCCGCGCCGGTGGTCTTGGGATCCGGCCGGAGCTCCACGAGGTGCCGTGCGCGCTGTTCCATCTGCGAATCGTCGGCCGCCTGCTGTTCCTCGAACGCCTTCTGCAGCCGCTCGCCGTAGACGCCGGTCTCGATCTCCGCGTTGATGCCCGCGAGCTCAGCGTTCGGATTCCCGGACGGCGTCGACATGGCGATCCGTGTGCCGGCGGACTTCAGGCCCGCGAGCGCCGCACCGCCGAGATCGCCCTCGAAGATGCCAGGCGCCTGCTCACGTTCCTGCAGGCTGGTGTCGGCCGGCTGCTCGAGCGGTTCCTGCAGCCCCTCGTAGCGCGCTCGCGGTGTGGCGAACATCGCCATTATTTCGCGGCCGGAACGGTCAGCATGATCGGATTGCCGTCCTTGTCCGGGAGCCACGACTCGCCCGACATGACCATGTACTCGCCGTTCGCGCCGGTGTTGTAGAGCCCGACGTCACCCACATCCGTGTCGGGATAGCCGGCCTTCTCCCGCACCGCCGACCACTGCGCCGACACCCGGTCCCGGAACTGGTCGGCAGGCATGCCATACGGCAGCACGACGCGAGCGGACGGCGTGTCGTTCCCAAACCAGTCCGTCGACCACCGCGCGACGCCACCCGTGGCCGCGTCAATCGCCTTGGCAGCGATCGTCGTGTTCACCCCGGCCATCGGATCGCCCAGACCCTGCGACGCTGCAGCGGACGCGTAATAGGCCTTGAACGCCTGGTACGCCGCCTCCTGCGCGTCAGGGTAGCCACGGTAGGCGTCGCCCACCTTGCCGTTCCACGTGGAACGCAGCAGCGACTCGGACGGCATCGGATAGTCCGCGCCACCCGCCGTGCGCGGTTTCAGCAGATCCTGACCGCGGGCGATCATGCGCGCGTTCTGCGCCGCACCCGCGTTCGCGATATTCCCGACCAATGCGGTGACCGGCGCATCCTTCGAAATCGCCTCCATCACCGAGCCGTAGACCGTGTCATCCGTGAGCGAAGCGCGCATCGCCAGCAGGCTCGAAACCTTCTGGTCGGCCGGCTGCGTGGCGATCCCCTGCGCGATCGACGACGCCTCGTCCTTCCCGAGCACCGACGCCGTGCCGTACTTCTCCAGCATCCCCGGCAGCGCAGCCGCACGCTTCGAGAGCTCGGCCGCGAACGCCTCCGGCTGCGACGGATCCAGCACGCCGATCCCGAAGTCCCCGGTGCTCACGGCATACGCCACCGGATCCTTGTACCGCGCCTGCACGATCTCCGCGGCAGCGCGCTGCTGGATCCCGATACCCTCGGCCGTGGTCGCGAACTGCGGATCATCAGCGTCCGGCTGGCGATTCAGCACCGCCAGCAAGTCCGTGGTCTTGGCGCCCTTCATCGTCGAGACAGCCGCCGCAGTCTCGCGAGCGGTCGCGTAGCGCGCGTACTCAGCCTCGGCCACACGCGGATCCTGATACGCAGCAGCGAACTCCGCAGGCGTTCGAGCACGGTCAGTCGGAGCGATGCCGGTGCGCGCCATCGCCTCAGCGTTCTGCGTCTCCTGCCGGAGCGAGATGCCGAAGTCCTGCCGCAGCGCGCCGGCCTTCTGCTCGGCGTAGTTCGACGCGCGAGCCTGGTCCTCGGCACTCAGAACGTCCCACGCCTCACCACCCGGCTGCCATCCGGTCGGATCTTGGTCGATATCGCCGAGCGTCGCATGCCACGCGATCGAGCGAGTGTTCTGCAGCAGCGCCTGACGCGCCTCCGGTGGGACCGCGAGCCCCTTGATGACCGCGCCCCACTTCCCGATTTCATCCCCGGCCATGTCGGGATTCGCGTAGGCGAGCTTCGCCGACGTCGCGATCCCATCGTCGATCTGCTGCCCCTGATACCGCGCCCGCTCGTCGGCCTCGTACCCCATCGCCGAGCGGCCCCACATCTCGCGCGAGCCAGCCAGGTGAGCGGTGAGCAGATCCCGTGCGTACTCAGACGGCGCGTTCGCGACCGCCTTGGTGGAGTACTCGTCGAACTCCTGCAGATACCCCTGCGTGAATCCGGACGCGCCAGGCGCCGCCTCGTTCTGCAGCGCGGTGAGCCGTTCCTGTTGCGCGAGATCAGCCTGGCCGGCAGCGTTCGCCGCCCAGATGCGGCCCTCCTGTTCCTCGCGCTGCACGCGTTTCTGCTCGAGCGCATGACCGAGCCGGCGTACCCCGTAGCCGAGATCCTGCAGACCTTCGCCCGAGCGATTGACTGGCGCATCGCCGACCGTCAAGCCCTGCGAAGGGAGAATCTGCTGCTCGTAGGTGGGGATCGTCGGCATGGCTAGCTGCTACCCAGGTACTCGCCGGAGCCACCGAGCGCCGTGCCAGCCGCCGCGTAGTAGCTCGCCTTGCGTGCCTGCCGCCCTCGGAACCGCTCGGCCTGGCCGGCGTTGTACAGACCCGCCGCCTGCAACTGTCCCTCGTAGCGCGTGGTCAGCGCATCGAGCTCGGCCTCAACGCCAGACTGGCGCATGACATCCGCAGCCGACCCACCCATGCCGCCACCCGACTGTGCGAACGCAGCGCGCTGCGACCCGAGGATCCGTCGTCCACGCCGACGCACCGCGTCCTCACGTTGACCGGCCTGCTGCAGCGAGACGTGCCTCGCCTGGTCGATCTGGCGCGCACGGAACTGCGACGCCTCGTGTTCAGCGTCACCCTGCTGCAGTTGCCCTAACGCCTGAAGCCCGGATCCACCGAGCCCTATGAGTCTCCCGAACGGCTCAAGCGCTTCCATCACGAACCCTCGAATATATGGCCGCGTCCCGCCCGTCAGGCAGGTACCGCCGCATCAAACCTTCAATCTCGAACCCGAGCATGCGGATCATCCGGTGACCCGGCAGGAACCCCGAGGCAACAATCGCCTCGACGCGCCGTACCGGATGCCGCTCTAGCAGGTCATCGAACGCGCGCACCACCCCGAGCATGTGCCGCTTCGCGTTCACATCGAGCAGCGACCACGCCTGCGCGCGGCCGGTCCACATATCGATCAGTCCGCACGACATCACCGGCCGGAACCCGTGCCAGAGCGAGTAACACGGACCAGACGCTGCGAGATCGCGCCCGTAGTCTGGTGCCAGGAGTTGCGGCCGCATCCATGCCTGCGCGTCCTGCAACACCAGCCGGCCAAGGTGCCAAGGCTCGAACGGCACCACCTCGAGCTTCGCGGTCTCCACGATGATCTCCGGCACGCCCATCAGCCGTCCTGCGTGTTCATCTGTGGCATCAGCGCCACGATCGTAGCCGGCAGCGGCTGGTCGTTGATGTACCAGATGCGCCCCTCGCGGTCGTACTGACCGGGGAACGGGTTCAATTCCTTGTCACCCGTAAAGATCGGCGGTGGCGACCCGAGCGGGTCCGACGCGGTACGGAACTGCAGCGTGTCGGTTAGATCCTCGGTCGGTCCCGCACGACCGCCGAGCGTGTCGAGCAGCCGCATGATCAGGCGGTGAATCCGTTTGATCTTCCCCTGCGCGGTTCCATCGGCAGCGCCAGCCTCCGGCCGCAACGTCGCGAGTTTGGCTGGGCACGGCAAACCGACGTGCACCACCGACGCAGACTGCTGCAGCGTGATCGAACCGCCGAACACCACGCGCTGCGGATGCGTCCCACCATCAGCCAGCACGTCGACCGTCTCGCCTTCCAGATGGTCGAGCCCCGTGATAGTTGTCGTCGCAGCGCCGTCGTAGGTGAGCCCGGAGTCCACGTAGAACGCGTCCTCCTGAGCGTCGCCCGTTTCCCACTCAGCCACCATTCGCTCGACGTAGCGCTTCGTTCCGCCGTCGATCGTTCGCTGCACGATCATCCACAGGTCGATGCGGTCGTTATCCGGTGACGGCACGCACACCACCGACTCCACGATCCCATCACCGCCGATCGGATGCCGATGCCAGCCGCCATACGGTGGCGACTCGTACTGCTCCTTGTTGAATGTGAAGCCACGCAACGCTCCATCGTCCCGCGCGCACCAGACGATCGAATGCGGCGCCTTCTGCCACGCCATCTGCACAATCGAGCGAGACTTGGGGATCGAGTGTGGCGCGAACACAGTCATGTCCAGCGCCTTGTACCCGTCCGACAGCGCGTCGTAGCTCGCCTCGCGCAGCACCCGACCATCCGCCTGAACGAACAGCGCAGAATCGCCAGCCTTCACCGCCTGAGCGCCTCGGCCGCCGTACCCGGAGATTTCCACGATCCGGCAGTTTTCAGGACCGAACGGATCGGCCTCGGTCTGCTCGAACATCGCGAACTCGCTTCCAGCCGTACCGATCAGCAGAACCTTGCCAGGCGACACCCACGTGATGAGGTTCGCCTCCGGAGAATCGAGCGTGCGCGTGATCGCCTGATCCGCCACGACGTCGCCAGATTCATCGCGCGCCGAGAAGTCGTCGTACCCTTCAGGGACCGAGCACCAGACCTTCCGGTCCAGCGCACGCAGAAACACCAGCCGATTCCTGAAGAACGTCACGTGCGACGGATACCCAGGCACCGACCCCCACGAGCCGAACGCCCAACGCGTCGTCTTCTGGGCAACCAGCGTGACCTGCTGCGGCAGCGGTGAGAGCACGGTCATCGTCACAACCGTCGATGACGTGTAGGCGGTGATCACACCCCACCCGTAGCCAGGATCCTGAAACTGCCACTGGACCTTATCGTCGTTGCCGTCCCACTCCGCACCCTCGAAGTGCGTCGGACGGACGGTCCCGGTGTTCGCCCCGTTCAGCGCCTTGTAAGTCTTGCCGTCCGACCGCCGGAGTTCGTTGGTCGAGATCGCGACGTCCGCCTCCCACTGCGGCGTGTCGCTGACCTTCTTGCGCTCGAGCAACAGCAGCCGACCGATATCAGTCACCGCGAACGTCGCGCCGTCAGCGGTGACGGTCACCGAGCCGGTCTGAGCCGAGGCGTACAGGGAAACCGTCTCATCCGGATCCGTGTCCTCGAACGGACCACCGATCGCCGTGAACGCCGACAGCGCCCACGAGGTCGCGCCGGAGCGGATCAGCACACGCGGCGCAAAGTCGGGATGGCAAATGTACAGAGTGTCGAGCGACTGCACGACCTCGAGCGCGAACGAACCGTCGTCGCGCGTGAGTGATACAGCGGTGTACGGCGTCGTCACCTCGAGCGGCGTGTCCGGCGCCGACTCCAGCACACCGTTATCGGTGAACAGCCGGAGATACAGGTCGCCGAACTCGATCACATAGGACTGCGTGGTGTTGAACTGGAAGCGACCGAGCCAGCAGCGGTCTCCCGAGTCCTTGACCTCGGCCACGAACATCGTGCCGCCGCGCCGCCGCGCCGGACCCTGCACGAGAGGGAAGAAGTTCTCCATCCGCCACAGAGCTGCAGCGTACTTCGATAGCTCGACGCGGCCCTCTAATTCAGGACCGAACTCGCCCGCGTTGAAACTCGACTGGATCGGTGAAGCCTTCGGCACATTCAGAGCCTCGAGATTATCCACGAGTCATCGGGTAGAGGCTCCGATGGAATCTCCAGCGCGTTAGCTTCGAGCGCGTCATCAATCGCCCGCTTGTAGTCGATCAGCGCCGACTCGCGCTTGGTATTCGACTGCGTGATGCGCTCGCACCCCTGATCGGCCAGGCGCGATGCCACAGCCTCCACGAAGCACGCATCCCACTGCGCGGTGTCCTCGACAAACTGAATTCCGCGAATCGGCAGCGGCGCACCGAGGTCCGTGAGTATCTTGCGACCCTCGATCTTGTACGGCGCTTCGCTGTAACCGCGGTAGTCGGTGAGCGACACGCCGAGGTAGTACTCCGAAACCTGGATCACCTTCAAGCACCAAACCGGCTGCGTGTACTGGTACGCGAAGCCCCAATCAGGCGTGGCAACGTCAGCCGCGAGCGATGCGCGCCGGATCGCGAAGTTCCAATTGTTCGCCCGGAGCTCGTTCTTGACGACGGTTTCCCAAATGGCAAGCCCGACGCGTGCCGCCTCAGAGTCGTCCTGCATGGACGTGATGCGACCAGCGCCGAGCTTGATTAAGGCCCGATTGAAGATTTCAACTTGTGACGCCATGTGTCAGCGTCACGCGATCGGCGTGGTTTCCTTGGTCATCAGGAACTGCAGGATCGCCTTGACCCCGTTGATCACCGCGAGCCGGTCCGCGTAGATCGAATCAGCCACGCGGAGCTCGACGGCCTCGGACGACGTCGAGCTGCCCTCGGTGACCTGATGCGCGTGAGCCTCGCCTTTGATCACGCTGTAGAACTTGTCGGCCATGTGAACCTCTACGGGAGTTGTTGCCCCAAATGCACGAAGGCTGCATTGAGCATGTCCAAGAGTCTGTTCTTCGTGGTGACCACCGCCGTGTCGATCGTCACGACCATCGGCCCGGTCGCATCGTTGGCGGTCAGCGCGGTCACCGCTGCTGTCACCGCAGCGAGCTCGGTAGTCACGTCGGCGTTAGAGCCAGCGACAGCGTTAGCCGTTCCCACCGCACCGATCGCGGTCGTCAGGGTGGTAGTTAGCGTCGCCCGCACGTTCGTGCTCTCGGCCCGGTTTCCCGGTGAGATCCCGATCGCTACCTGCCTTAGTGCCATATCAGCGTCCTGTGTGGGAACAGGGAGCCGCAGGCGCTCCCCTCACCAGCTTACTTGGTGTACTGAACCTCGAGCGCCATCGTGGTCGCCATACCGTTTCCGGTAGTGGTCACGGTGGCCGCGATGTCGTACTCGCGGTTCGGATCCGCAGACAGACCGAGAACACTCCAGAGCGGGAGACAGGACTCCGCAGTGGTGTACTCGCCGGATTCCCACGTCTGATCCGAGTTGTTGAACGGCCCGCCAGTGAGCGCGAGCGCCGCCGCGAACAGGTCCGCGTCGACAACCGCCGCACCGTTGTCGTCCGTCTGGTACACACCGATGTCGATCGCGCCTCCAGTCGTCGCGTCGCCAGTCGTCAGCAGCACCGCGTCGATCCGCGCGTTCGACGGCACCCGCACGAGCCGGATGATGTCGCCGGACGACTGCGTCGCCGATACGGTCGCGACCGATTTCGCGCTGTGCTTACGCCCAACGGAAACGTTCGCGTTCATCATCACCCGCGGCGTTGCAACCGCGTTCGTCAGCCAGGTCGAGTAAACAGTTGCCATGCTAGATTTCTCCTTGAATGGCGGTCAATGAAGGATCAGGGATCAGGCCCGGTAGCTTTCCACCGCATAGACCTTGTTCTCTTCCAGACGCGTCGCACCTTGCGTGATGGTCTGGTAGATCTGCCACGGTAGGGACTGCAGGTCCTTCCGTTGCGACACGTCGGTCTGCATGTCCTGCCACACGCCCAGGTGCATGCCGGACTTGCACCACGCCGGCAGCGTGACCTCGTTGGTGCCCGCACACAGCGTCTCGATTAACTCGGACTGCAGAAAGTTGAATCCAAGAAACTCGCGAACCTTGCCCTTCTCGAGCACCGGCGATTCGCCGTTCTTGAAGTCGCGCGAGATGATCTGGATATCGGACAGCAGCGCGGAGTGGTCCTTCGCGGTGATCCCGATGTAGACCTCCTCCTCGTCGAAGTCCACGTACTGCGACTCCATGAGTTCGCGCAGCGCCTTGATCTTCTCGACGTTCAGCCGACTGTTGGACCCGCCGACCGCGACGTCGATCTCGTTCCCAGCAGTGAACGCAGTCGATCCGGCACCAGCAACACCCGTTTTCGCCGAAGCGAAGAACGCCTGGATGATCAGCCGGTCGGACTGGCGACCCGCAGCCTTCACGCCGTTCTGGACGTAAGACGAGTTTGGGTTGCCAACAACGGACCGGAGAATGTCGAGGTTGTCGACCATCTGCGGCAGGTCGAAGGATCGCGGATGAACCCACCGACGAGCAGTCGGCGCATCCACACGGCCCATCGGCTGGAACCGGCCGGTGACTTCCTGCATTTCGACAGCGCCCATCTGGTTCACCGGCGCCGCGCCGTCGCCGACGTAGCTGGTATCCACGGTCACGGTCGATCGGAACTTTCCGCCCTGCAGTTGCAGGAGCATGACGAGGTTGGAGCGGTACTGCTTGGAGAAGAAAACGTTGTAGTTCTCGGACACTTTGTGTGCCTCCTGAAAAATGACGTTGCATCTTTCGGAAGGCTTGTCCGCGAACGGGGCCGATCCTTCGTCGTTTACGCCCGACGCTAGCGGCGTTCTTTCACGCGGTCTAAGGGGCGCCGGAGCGCTTGTCCTATTGAGAGCTCACCCGCGGTCGTCGTTGTCAGGAAGGGAGACTCCGACCGCGGGCTTGCCCGCGGATCAGAACGCTACTACTGAAGGACGTGTCAGCGCAAGCCTACGATTGGGTGCGGCCACCATGGGTCCGTGGCACTGCCGTGCACCGGAATCGTGGTCACGGGTTGCCATGGCGGCCGACATCGAACCGCTACGCCGGATCTGGCCTGTTGTACGCGATGTCCTGCAGCATCTTCCACTCGGCCAGCTTCTGCGCGTTGCCAGCCTTCAGCGCCGCTGCATACGCCGGATCCGCCTGGTAGGCCGCCATCTGCGCCTCGGCCATTTCCGGAGTCATCTTGCCAGCGCTGCGAGCATCACTGTCGAACCCGTGCACTTTCGCCTCCGAGAATCCCACGCCACCCTTGGCGAACCCGCGCATTACGGTCTCGTAGCCAGCGACCGACGCGAACGCTGCGATGTGGTCTTCGGTGAATCCCATCTCGCGCATCGCGCGCCGCCCGAGCTCGACCTGAGTGTCGTACTGCGCGCCCCACGCCTTGTGCAGCGCCGTCTCGCCGGATTCCTTGTCCTGCGCCGCCTCGGTCTTGAACTGCGCGTCCATCGCGACCTGATACTCGTTCCACTTTCCCGTGACGAACAGCGCCTGGTCCGTGGTGAGGTTCCCTTCATGGAACCAGCCACTCGCGGTCTTGGCGAACTCGCCAGGATCACCCTCCGGCACCGGCAGCTTGTAGCCATCCGGCGTGTCCGGCCGCCCGAGCCTACCCCAGAATGCGGCCTTCTCTTCCGGCGGTGTCGCCTCGTTCGGAATGATGATCCCGCGGCCAGCTTTGTCAGCGCCGAGCAGCCGCTCGAG